CCTCGTCACCGGGCTTGTTCGAGTCGTCGTCGGGCGAGGCCCCGAGGATCGAATAGATCGGCCGCCCGTCACGGCGGTGCCCGACCGGTTCGAGCGGGTTGGGGAGCGAGGGGCGCGTCATGCGTGAACCATCCACAGGTCTCCAGCGCCCCCGCGCCACCAATCAGTCTAGCGATCAATCAGCCGGGCCGTTTTCTTATGGGGCCGTATCGAACGCGATCAGTCAGAACCGCACCGGCAGTGCCACCAGTCCGCGGGCCCGCATCGACGGCCGCCACCGGAGTTCGTCACGCGGCACATCCAGTTCGAGAGCGGGGAGGCGGCGCAGTAGCGTGCTCACAGCGATCTGTGTTTCCAGCCGTGCCAGCGGGGCGCCCACGCAGTAGTGGATGCCGTGACCGAGCGCCAGATGCCCGCCGTCCCGCCTGTCCACATCCAGGTGGTCGGGGTCGCGGAAACGGGCGGGGTCACGGTTGGCGGAGGCCAGCGACAGCATGACCGTCTCCCCCGCCGGGATCGTCACCCCGTCGATCTCCACGTCTTCAACCGGGAAGCGGCGGATCGCAAGCAGCGCCGGGCCGTCGAAGCGTGCGAACTCCTCCACAGCACCTTCGATTTTGGCTGGGTCTTCACGTAACGCGGCCAGCTGCTCCGGGTGGTCCAGCAACGCCAGCACGGCGGTGCCTATGAGTTGCACCGTGTTTTCGTAGCCGGCGGACAGGATGAGGAACGCGAGTGACGTCAGCTCGTCTTCGGTGAGTCTGTCGCCGCCGTCGCGCACGTTGATTAGATCGGACAACAGATCGTTGCCGGGCGTGCGGCGCTTGTCGGCGATCAGTTGGGGGAAGTACGTCAGCATGGCGGCCACTGCGTGCTTCGCCCCGTCGGGATTTGCGGGATCCGGGGCGACCAATGCGTCGGTCCAGGCACGGAAGTCACGGCGCGAGGCATGCGGCACACCGAGCAGATCGCAGATGACGGTGATCGGTAACGGTGCGGCGAACTCGGCGACGAGGTCGGCGTGCCCTCGGTCTGCCACGCTGTCCAGTAGCTGGTCGGCCAGGAGCTGAATGCCTGGGCGCATCCGCTCGATATGGCCGGGGGTGAACGCCTGGGTGACCAGCCGCCTGATCCGGGTGTGATCGGGCGGGTCCATGTTCAGGAGGTTGGCGTCGAGGGCCGCAGGCAGCGAGAAGCCCCGGTAGTGGCCGGGAAGCCGGTGTGTCTTGTCCAAGGAGAGCCGCGGGTCGGCCAGCAGTTGCCGCACATCCGCGTAGCGGGTGACGATCCATACGGGCAACCGGTCCGGCCCGATGATCCGGTGAACCGGCCCAGCCTCCCGAAGCCGGGCATACGCCGTATGAGGGTCAGTGAACAGCTCGGACAGATCAGGTAACGCAGTAGACATGGCTGGCAGCCTAGGCTGATCACTCCTGGCCCCGTCTCGTCGTCCCCTCCCGCGTCTGGTCTCCGAGGCTGGGCAGGAGTGGAACCGGCGGCACGCCCGGATCTTCCTCGGGGAGACCCAGGTACTCGCGCACGGCCGTGTTGTCGCCAGTTGCATCGGCAAGGCGGGCAGCGGCTTCGAAGGCACGGGACTGGATGCGGTCGATCTCCTGTTGGGCGTCGTCAATGGGGTATCCGGCGTCAATCAGCATCCGGACGCCGGTCTCGACGGACAGCACACCGGCGCCGACACCCTTGACTACTTCGTCGAGGACGGCGGCTCGGTCGGTCGGGGTGTGCGGTCCCCACATCAGCCGTGCGGGCAACGACTCCCCCGCGGGCCAGCCTTCGGCCTGTCCGGCTTGGTGGAGTCGCTGGACCATGCGCAACAGCACGGCGTACTTGTGGTTGCGGACCAGGCGCATCGAGGCGACTAGCGAGTCGAGCGGGCCCAGTGCGAGCTGTAGCGCGTACCCGGACGGTAGGGCGGTTGGATCTAGGGTGCCGAGGCCGGCGGCGGTGAGGCGGCTGTTCGCGGCGATGCGGTCGAGGATGTGGTCGACACGGGCGCGGAGTTCGGCGAGTTGGGCCGACGTGTCAAGAACGTCCATGCGCCCGTTGTCGTTGAGCTGCCACACCGTCCCGGCCCGCATCTTGATCGGGAGCGGCTGGCCGGTGGCGCGGTCGATGGGCAGCCGAGCCCCGGCCAGGCCGATGATCGGGGAACCCGTGGTGGCCGACGCGCCGGAGCCATCGGTGTCGGTTGCCGACAGCTCGTCCAGGGCCTGGAGGACGGTAGCCACGGTCGGCTTCCCCCAGTGATCTCCGCTGGCGGGGATGCTGTTCGTGATGTGGACGACGGGTATGAAGTCCGCCATCAGGTCGAGCCTGTCGAGGACTTCGCCGTCCGAGCGGACCCTGTACCGGGCCTTGTGCATCGGCAGGTCGTACAGCAGGTCGGCGTTCTTAAGGTCGTCCAGGTCCCATTCCGCGTCGGTGAGATAGCACGTCCGCGGGGAGGGCCGGGTGGGCGCCCACGGGTAGGTGCGGGTGATGAGTCCCGTGTCGGCGTTGAGAGCATCGCCCGTGACCAGGATCGGGTCGCCGCTGTCGGTGTACAGGTGCTCGCGTGCCGGGCTGCCGTCCTTCGCCGCGCCGCGCCGACTGGCCGGACCGATCGGACCGAGTTCGTAGGTGACCCGCCGAAGCCTCGCCTTGAGCCTGCGCCGTTTGTCCTCAGGCAGCTCCCAGGCCAGGTGAACGCGCAGCGGGAACTCGGCACCGTCCTGCTCCCCGTCCTCCGGCCACTCCGGGAAGTACAAGCCCGGGTCCCAAGTACGCAGCAAGACCCGGCCCTTCGCGGGATCCCACGCCAGGGTGTAGACGGCGTCGCCCAGCAGGATCGCGGTGCGCTCGGCCTGCTGAAGGCGCAGCGGCAGCAGTTCCTTCTCCGCCCAGGCCCTCAGCTTGTCCTGTACGGCCAGCGCCGCGGCTGCCTCGGCGGTCGGCTCGCCGTCGGTGTGCTCCGCGCCCGCGACGCTGATGACCTGCTCGGAGCCGAGGAGGTAGCCGAGCGCGGTGTCGACCAGCTTGGAGGCGTCGCCGAGTTCCCTCCGTTCGATGCCCGCCTCGTCGTCGCCAGTCACGGCGGCGACCTGGCCGGCCTGATTGGCGTCGTACGCGGCCAGGAGCCGGTAGGCGGCCAGGCGTCGTAGGTCCTCGTCTGGCACCCATGATCGGGTCAGTTCCGCCCAGGTGTTACGGCCCGGTCGGCGCGGGTCGGCCATCGCCGGCTTGTAGTCCAGCCAGCTCCAGACGTCGGTGATCAGCTCGCGCAGGCCCACAGCGCCCCTCCAGGCAGTCGGCCCCGCGCCGCAAGATCAGGTTACGTGTTCGTGGCAACCTGAACCGCTTGGAGGTCGAGTGCGTATGCTGCGCGCTACCGACCTTGAGGGCGGAACGGGGCCCACTCACCCGGGCGGCTGAGTACGCGGCAGGTCGCAGGGGCGGCACTGGTTGCGCGCCACCCGTTCGCCAGCCATAACTTCTACTCGCCAGGGTGCAGATCCCCAAGGGACGGAACAATACTTGAGTCTGTCCGAAGAACTCCTCTGCTCTCGCAGAGGCCGCATGTTCGCAGAGTCCGGGCTCTGGTTGCCTCCAAAGCCCGGACCTGGACGTGCGGAGCGTTGAGGTGGGTCCGGCCGATCACGTGCCGGTCGGGCCCGCTTCACGCGAGCCGTGGACCAGCCGTCCGGGTACCACCGTACTCACACCTTCACTAGCGCATGAACTCTGCTGCACATCCTGCGATCGCGGTGACCGCTCCGAGCGCAGCGATGATCACCTGCGCCCGGGTCGTCGGGTTCAGTCGCTTACGCCGAACTGAACTCCGTTTCCGCTTCCGCATGTTCACCTCCCTCCGGGATTGGCCCAGGTCCTGGGCGAGCCCAGCGTGCCGCTGGGACAGACGTGTCCGGCGCGGAGGTGAACAACCTCAACCTAGGGCCGTCTTCCAGTGGCAAACCATCCGGCGCACCCTGGCGAACCATGGCGCATAGTTACCGGCAAACGGGACCTCCGGTGGTGCGGTGAGGACGATCTGAGAGGCGGTTCAGCCCGCGCCGAGCTGTGCGCCCTGGGCCGCCAGCTGCGCCATGAGGGATTGCGCATCCTGGGCTGTCAGGGCGCCGCGCTGCGGCTGCTGTGCTGCCTGCTGCCTGCTGCCTGCTGCCTGCGAGGCCGCCGCGTCGTCTTCGGCAGCGCGTACAACCAGGTCTCGATTCGCCGGGGTTCCGCGTCGTCCTCGGCTCTCGCATACGTCGCCTGTTCGGCGGCGTTGACCAGCGTGCGGAGCGTCCGGCAGTGCGGGGCGATGCCTTGGAGCGCGAGCTGGCCTTCCCTAGCGTCCCAGCCTCCGCGATGCTCGCGAGGATCCGCTGGACGGTGTGGTAGGGCGGTCGTTGCCGCCTCCGTACAGCTCGGTCGTCCACTCCAGCAGCTCGACCAGGATCCGGTCCTGTACGCGCATGCTCTTGTCCTCGACGCGGGCCGCGCCGCCGAGCTGGTCGGCCTCCGCCCGGGTGCGGAAGTGCGCCACCATCTTTCCGCCCTTGATGACCTCGAGACCCAGGAACCGCTCGGCGGACTCCGGTCGGTCGCCCGGCCCAAAACCAGCGACGTGCCGGGCAGGGGTAGCCGGTTCCTCAACCACTGCCCTCAGCCACCAACTGCTGGCACGATGTTGGAATGGATCTCGCTGGTATCGGCGCCATAGCAGCGGCTGCGGTTGCCGCAGTCGGCATCCCGTCTGCCCTACTCGTCGGACGGTGGCAGATGCGCGCAGCCTCATCGCAGGCCGACGCAACATACAGAGCCGCTGTGGACGCTGTACGAGTGCAGGCATCCGCGTTGCACGGCCAATGGCGGCATGGGGTGCAACGAGACGCTTACGCGGCATTCTTGGCAGCGGCCGAAAGAATAGACCGCGCCGGGTTGGCTTTCCTCACCGCTGACACGTCTGAACGGAGCGTCCGAGAGGGTGCTCTGAGAGACGCTAGGGATGAGCTGGAAATCGCCCTTGCTATTGTTGAGATGGAGGGCCCCTATGAAGTCGCCCACCATGCAGGCTGCATGCGGGAGAATTTGGTCATCCTCACCGCTCTTATCGACGGGGAAGTCAAGCTCAACGCCGTCTTCGAAGAGATCAACGAGGCTATCGCGCATGTCGAGCCTGATACTGAACATCACTTCAGACTTGAGGCTGTCAGCGAAAGGGCCAATCGGTTGCGGCACATCGTGAAGGAGACAGGATTCCAGGGCGACGAATCGACTGAGGTCAAGCCAGTCGAGGTGAGGCAGGCGTACGAGGCTCTCTGGACCATCTTCTACGACATGCCACCCAACACCCTCTCGGCGACAGCTGAACCTGTGCTTGTATCTTTCGGATTCCACGACCGCCCCACGGAACGAAATTTGTACTCAACCAGCCGCGCTAGCCTCGAATCGCACCGTTCGGAACTCATTGCTGCGAGCAGGCTCCACCTTGCAGCCCTGCCCTCGCCGCGTGACCCCACCAATCCTTGATGCCTGGTGACGTGTCTCGTCACCTGCCCACTGAAAGCCACTGAAACCGCGCCCTATTCAGCGGAGGCTGCGACCTCCAACGAACCTGGATCGGTCAGTTTCCTCTTGGGGCCGTTTTGGAGGGACGACAGGAGCCTCAGCGACGGCCGTCGAAGCGGTTGTCGTCAGTGTCTGTGGGCAACGTATCGAGCTGGTCGGGGTCGGCCAGTTCGGTCAGTCCGTGGACGGCGGCGTCCATGCGGTCCGGGCTGTCCATTCCCTCGACCCAGGTGACCATCTGGTCCTCCAGGTCGGTGTACTCGCCGACGTGGTGAACGAGCTGCTGTTCGTAGAGCTGCGCCACGGGAGCAGCACGCAGGCGCTTGCCGACCTTGGCGGTGACCTCCAGGATCATGGGCATGAGGAGCCCCTTGGTGACGCCCTCGCGGCGCAGTTGCTCCCATGCCTGGGTGACGATCTGCCGTGCCATGTCTCCGCCGTAGTTCTTCTCGACCACGATCGCGTCGGCCTTGAGTTCGAGGGCGAGACGGCATGCGGCCAGGCCCCAGTCGTTGGCGCCCATGGAGCCGGAGCGGTCGGCCAGGACGTATAGCTGCCGGTCGAAGTCGCGGCCGACGCCGATGACGCCTGTTTCGTCGCCGACGGTGGACTCTCCGCCGGCGGGGTCCACAGCGACGACGATGCGCGCCATGTCGAGGCCGGAGAACTGGACGGCGTTGATGCGCGCGGTGTCGATCCACTCCCGCTTCCAGACGCCTCCCTCCGGCGGCCGGGGCTTCTGCAAGTAGAGGGCGGCCCAGACGCGTTCGCCGACTCGCTTGCGGGTCTTGGCATGGTGGGTGACGTCGAAGCGTTCGGGCCACAGCGCCTGACCGGGTATGCGGCCGAGGGGGTCGTCGGGGCTGTCGGCGATGGCGGGCAGGTCGATGACCCGCCAGGCGTCGCGCTCGGTGGCGAGGATGCGTCCGGCGAGGTCGTCTTCGTGCCACCGGGTCTGGATGAGGCAGATGGCGCCGACGGGTTCGAGTCGGGTCTGCAGGACGGAGGTCCACCAGTCCCAGGCGCGCTTGCGCATGGTGGGGCTGTCGGCGTCGGCCATGTCTTTGACCGGGTCGTCGACGATGGCTATGTGTGCGCCGCGTCCGGTGAGGCCGCCGCCGATACCGGCCGCGAGGAGGCCGCCTTCGCCGCCGACGATGTCGAAGCGGTTGGCGGCCTGGCTTCCTGGCTTGAGCTGGATGCCGAGGTCGTCGCCCCAGGTGTTGATGGCGTCCCTGATCCACCGGCCGTGGTCGTCGGCCAGGTCGGCGGAGTAGCTGGCGATCATCATGCGGTGGCCGGGGTTGCGCCGCAGGTACCAGAGGGGTGCCCAGCGGGAGGCGCGTCGGCTCTTGCCGTGCCGCGGGGGCATGGTCAGCATGACGCGGTCGCATCGACCTGCGGCCATGTCGATGAACGCCTGGTCGATGAGATCCAGGTGCGGGGCCTGCATCTCGCGTCCGCCGGTGAGGACGGCGGCGAGCGCGCCTGGGGAGCGGTCCATGGCGAGTTGGCGTTCGACTCGCACCAACTCGGCGCGCAGAGTGAGGGATGCGGCCCGTGCGATGGTGCGGCGCTGCGCCGGCGGAAGAGTCTTGTAGTGGGCGATGACGCTTTCGTGGTCGCGCGGGGTCATTCGCCGTCCGGATCGGTGAGCGCGATCAGGGCGTCAAGTTCGTCCACGGTCACGTTCTCGACCTGGACCGGTCCGCCGGCCGGGCCGGACAGCTCCGTACGGACGGGCATGTCGAGGCCGAGCAACCGCGCACGACGCTCCATGATCCGCAGCGTGCGGTCGATGGCCGCGAGGTCCTGGTCCCGGACGGCCTTCTTGTAGGCGACGAAGAACAGCCTGTCGAGTCGGTCGGCTTCCAGCGCGCGCAACTCGTCTACGTCGTCGTTGAGTTCGGCGCGGCGGTCGGCCAGTGCGGTGCGGACGTCCCGGCAAGCGGCATGAATCAGAGCCTCGTTGGCGGGCGGGTCCTGGTTCTTGCGGTACCGCTCGATGCCGTACCCCTGCGGGTAGGCGATGCCATCGGAGTTGACGGTCGGGTCGGCGGCGAGTTTGCGGGCGATCGTCAGCCAGTCCACGCCGGCGAGACGTAGATCGATGGCGTCCGAGCGGCGGCGCGCGATGGCCGCACGCGCGGCTTTGTCGGGGCGTCCCACGGCGGGGGTCCTTCACAGCTCGGGTGCGCCCCCGCGCCCGTCACCATGATCGCATTGATGTCATTCCGAAGGATGCCCCCAATCTCCCCAAAACTCAGTTAGATTGACCGCCATGCGCATCTCGGTGCCTCCGTTCGCCCCCTTAGTCGGCCCACAGGCCGCAGGGGAGCTGTGCGCCGACTCGGAGCTGCACGCGCCGGGCGCCGTGGAGAGATTGCTCGCTGAGGCATTCGATTTGCCCAATGTTCTGGCTCACGCACCTCTTCGCGAGAGTCTCTCTGTCTCCGATCTGCTGACAAACCTAGAGGACTACGAGCCCGGCATTATCCACATCCTGGGACACGGTCGCCTCACGACCAGTGACCCAATCCTGCACTTGGGCCAGGGACATGGCGATTTGCATCTGGATAATGTGCTTACTACCAGCCAGCTACGCGCGCTGGCGTAAAGGCTGCAAGGAAGCATCAGCTCATCCTTTTGGACTGCTGCCCCTTCACCAAAGACAGCACATTTCAGGCAACACTAGACTCACCACCCGTGAACGCCACGTTCAAGGCAAGGGCCCCGATTAAGCCCGGCGCTACAGTGTCACGACCACCCGATCTCATCTTCCAGACACGGAACTGGGCAGCCCTCCAGAGTACGGTGGCAGCACTTATGCAACTTCTTGAGCAACTACTCAGGCTGCTCCTCAGCCTGTTGCGCGCGATGCCGGTACAGCTCGCCACACCTCCGCCTCAGCCTGC